AGGACGGACGTTTAACATATCGGGGAAATCCTGTATTGACTTTACAAGTTTTTTAAACTTATCATCTTTAATTAAACGCGGATTATTCGGATTAGGTTTAACTTCCGAAATCTTTACTTTTTTTATCATAGGTTTTTTATTTACCTGCCCTGACCTCTATATGCTTTTGGTTTTGGGCTATGTTTATTAAAGGATTTCTTAGCGTGTCCGCATTTCCTTTTACCAAAGTTAACCTTTCTTGAATCACTTTTAACTTTTGCCATCTAATTTTTTTTTATGTGCCTCTATTAATAACTCGAAATATCTTGTCTTATCCCCGTATTCAATATGGCAAGTTCTACAAACCGCCATTATATTTTCAATCTTATCCGCGCCTACGCTTCCCCCCATTCCCCTTCTATGTATATGATGAATATCTACTGCCCTGCTTCCGCATACTTCACAAGGAATAAAATCTTCACCGCAATAACCAAAATAATCAAGATATATTTTAGTGTGCTTTTTCATTATCGATTTGTTCAAGTTTCCTCTGCGCCCAAGCTACGCCCTCATCACCACCCCAAGCTAACCACATTAACGCGCCGCAATCTACCTTTGGATCCCCCTTTGAATTTTCTCTATGTCTTTCAAAAGACGACATCCTTGCAATCGTATCCCTTGTAATATTCTCACCCTTAGCTAATTGATTAGCACGCGCCCAACCAACAGGCGTTCCGCATTTACGATCGTATTGTTCTCTTATATTTATTGCCCTTTGCGCGTTTACTCTTGCAGCCTGCGGGTAATCGTTATAACTATCTACCATTGAAACTCTTATTGCAGCCCATACGCTTTGAGCCTTTTCTTCTGAATCATAGATGCAAGCACCCGATCCTATTCTATATTTTCCGTTTGAACATTTAATTACCGGCATTGTCTATCAATTTACTATAAATAGCAAACCTTTGCTTATTTACTTCGTGTAAGTTAAAGTTCTTATTGCAATAATCGTATAAGGCATTCCCGTAATGCTCGCGGGCTTGTCTATCATTAACCAACATCTTAATCCAATAATACCAATCTTTTTGGCTATTAACGTGACAGGCGGGATAAAATCCCTTATATGGGTGTACGTTACTAACTATCGCGGGGTTCTTTTTAGATGCCGTTTCTAATACCTTAAGATTAGATTTCATAGAATTAAACTTTGTATCTACTAAAGGAATAAGGCTTATATCGGAATCACAATAGGCTGCCATATATTCGGTAACTTGGTTATAGTTGTAAATTGTAGGGTTTAATTTTAAGCCATTCGTAAACGCTGCAATCATTCCGTCCCAAATAGGTTTCTCTGTTTCGTTATATCCGGCTATTATTGTACGAACGGGGAAATTAATTCGCTTTATTGGATTGCGTAATATTTCTAAATCTTTGCCGTGCGTTCCCGAACCGGACCAAAATAACCTAATTAGATCGGAAGGCTTTTTATCTAATACAAATTGTTCTTCGCCGTACGGAATAGCGTTCGGTATTATTTCTACATTTTGATTGTATTTATATATTTCCTCTGCTAACCTTTCGTGCGTACAAGTACAAAGATCGGCTACCTTAATCCAATTTATAATCTGCTGACTTACATTATTTAGAATATATCGTTCGTAAAGTATATGCGAAAGATCAAGTTCCCAATAGTCATCATTATCTACGATTAATTTAAAGCCGTATTTTTTGCGCCATTCTACCATCTGATCAGGCGTTATGTTTGCAAGCATCCTATTTAAAATAACAATATCATATTTTCCTTCAAAAGTTTCCTCGCTTATTGTATCCGTCATTAAGCAATAATCTTTTTTCATATTGACTATTGGCATTATAATCCTATGGTAACCTACGCCACTTGTCTTGCTCGTAATTGCTAAAATTCGCATCTAAGTTTTTTTTCTGTATGATATATTGGTTGGTATTTTTCCCAAACTGCTTGCGCCCTTTGTAGACTTGCGTCTTTCATTGCTCTATATTCGGTTCCATTACCAACGTCGTGTCCTATATGCTCGCTTCTTAGATCGGGTAAATAGTAATTTGTAAACCCTGCTATTGTAGCCCTTTCTGCATAATCCCTATCTTGCATTCCATACGGATCGTATTCTATATTGTAGCCGCCGATCGTATCGATTAACTGCCTTGTTAAAAAATTATTCCCAAAAGGCGTATGCGTTTTATGAACTCCGTTTACTAATGGTGGTAAATCTTCTACGCAATGTATACCAATAATGCCGGTTTTTGGTACACGTTGCGAAAATATAACCCATTTTGACAACCAACCTTCAGGAAGTAATATATCATTTGCTAAAATACATACGCCATCATATCCTCTTGTCATTCTTAAGCCTGCATTAACTCCCGCGCCTATCCCTCTTTTAGATGCTACATTACAATTAGTCCAATTATATAATTCATACGGAATTTGATCGCTTCCGTTATCTACTAAAAAACAATCTGCGTCATATCCTGAATTATGAAAATTCTGATTAATAACGCGTTTAGTTAGATCGTTTCTATTTAAGGTTAATAATATTACGGCTATATTCATTTATTCCTATTTTTTTAGCAGGTACGCCCGCATACTTTATAAATTCTTCTGTTTCGCCTTTTATAAAAGCACTTGCGCCGATCATACAACCGCGCTCAATTTTTGTAAATTGGTGCAATACTGCATTTAATCCTATGTTTGAATATTCTTTAATTATTGAATGACCGCCGATCTTAGCGCCGCAGCTTATTGTAACATTTGAATAAATAAGACAATCGTGTCCGATATGCGCGTGCTTCATAATAAAACAATTATCCCCTATTGTAGTTATATCACTCGTTCCTGCATCTATTGTAACCAATCCGGTAATAATATTATTATTCCCAATAACTACCATTCCCTTTTCTTTATCCCAATATTTTTTATGTTCTGCGGTATCGCCTATAATACAATAAGCGCCAATATAATTATTATCGCCTAAAATAACGTTTTCGCCAATAATAGCGGTCGGGTGTATAAAGTTAGCCATTTGCTTTGGGTTTACGTCCGCGTTTCTTTATTTCTTTTTCAATTGTATTTACAACTGTTTCAAATTGTTCACGTATTGGTTTAGGTTCAACTTGTTTAGGTTGCGCCACATACCAATTGTATAATCGCATTATCATTTCAAACTTACAAGCGCCGCACCATACTGAAAGTAAAAAGTTTGGATCTAAATAAGTCCTATATATATGCTCATACATTTTAAGTTCCGGTAAATCAAGGTTTCTGATATAACCATTCTTTGCGCTTTCATAGTTCCCTATATTAGCGTTTAAAAAATCTCTATGTTCTTGTATTATTTCCATAAGTAGTTCCACATTAGTTTAGTTATTATTGGCGCTAAAAATCCCGCTATAAACATTGTTGAAGTTATATGCTGAATTAATTCAGGTAGGAAATAGTGTATTGGTGCAAGCCACGCAGCCAAACAACTTCCGCAATTAAAGGGCTTGAAATTGATTCCCCATTTATGGTGTAGGTTATGAATTTCAGTAAAAAATAATGATGCACAGATAGCGGTTAAAATTGATAAAATCATTTTCTAATATTTGTTTTCATTTGTTTTTTGGTTTTATTTATAGTTCTTACTAATGACATATAAGGTATGCCTGTTTTACGGCTTAACTCTTTTGCGTTCTTTTTAAAGTCGATAGCGTAAAGTTTTAATATTTCCTTATTATACCAATGCAGCCCTTCTAAATTCTTTTCAAGTTTATCAATTAGATCCATTTTATCATAATTAATAATTTGAAAATCCTTATCTACATCTACGAACTCGATATGATTTCTATAATTTTTATAAAAAGTACTTCGATCACTTTTAATCATATTAAGCATTGTTCGTACAATATAGAATTTTAATTCATTTCTTTCGTACATCCCCTTTAATTTATCTTCATTCATTTCGCAAAGAACTAAAAAAACTTCTGCCTTTAAATCATATTGTAATTCTTCAGGCTGCATCTTAGCAAACGCATCATTGACTTCTTTTAAGTCCCAATATTCTGCTAAAATTTTATTTTTGACCATTCTACTAATATGGGTTTAGAATCGACTTCGGTACAAATATACACAATTCCACCACATTCGTAAATATCTTTTAAACGATCCTTTTGTTCAAGGCTTAATTTATCCCCTATCTTTTTAACTTCGACTGCTACATAAATACCTTTTTCGGTGTATCCTTGTAGATCAGCCCAACCCTTTTGAATCGTTCCTTTACGCTTTCCAAATGGTATATTGTTAACCCTATTTAAACGCCAACCTATTAATTCAAGGTTCTTTTTAGCCCACTTTGTTAGATCGTTTGCTGATATATCCATAACTAAAAGGCTTTTATAGTTCCTTCTTTAATCTTATTTACATATATATTTTGTGATGCTCTCGTACATACTATGCAATAAGTATAATACCCATCTAAGTTTCTTCTATCTTTTCTAAACTTGTCCCAATCTAAGTTCTTTTTGCACTTGTTGCACTTTTTCATAAAATTCTTTTTTAAATAATAACCTATTTTCTTTCGTTTTTACTTCCGGATAATTTGCATAAAAGTCAATAAAATTGTCTGTATAGCAATATTTTGTAGTTCCGTAATAAGTGTATTTAACTTGATATATTTTCAAAATATTTAACTAATGCTAATTTTTTACATTGTAATTCAATAAAATCCTCTTTCTTTATTTGCTTAGTAAACTCCTTAGCTTCTAAGGGATGCATTCTATTTAGCCTATATAGATTGTCTTCTCTTACTACCTTAATAGTTTCTAAGATTTGTTCTTGCGTAAACTTTAACTTCCCTTGTTTCAATAGAATCATAAAAACTTTATCCGCGTTAAATACTCGGTTAAAATCCTCACGCTTACCGGTTAGCCATTCATTTTTTGTAAATTCTACTATTTCCTCGTCTGTTAATTGCTTTATAGGTTCTTCGGGCGGCGGTGGTAAATTCTTTCTCACTTGGTTTGCTTTTGCTTTATAAGCGTTCATAATACCCGAAATATACTTAGGGCTAAATTTTTCATAGTGTTCAATATTACAATCAAACTTACCCTGCACCGCCATTTTAAAAGCTATTCGCATTTCTTGAATAGTAAAAAACGGGTATGTTGTTCGTATATAATCCTCAATAACTTCTAATTCAACTACATCCGGAAGGCGCGTTAATCCGATTAAAGTAAAAATATAGGCTAAGTTTTCCCTAAGCGTAACAGGGCTAATAAGGTTTAATTTATCCCCCTTAAATGCTTCTATGATCGGAAGGTCAGCCTGCTCTATTAACCCAATTGGCAAGGTCTTCCATTCGTTTACGGCTTGTGGCAGTTGCGTCAGTATTTTTTGAATTTCCATATTTATTTTTATTTTGTAACCAAGTATTTACTCGGCGTTTAATATCAAAAAACTTTTCAGATTGATATCTAAATTTACCATTTTTATCCGGTTCGGTCCAATACATTACAAAGTTATCATATTCATCCCCTAAATTACTTTTAAAAATTTGGACTTCATCTATAAAATTTATATTTTCTTTTATTTCCTTTCCTTTCCTTTCCTTTGCATTGCCCCCCCCAATAGCCTCCCTATTAGCCCACCTATTACTTGCTCCTGTTTTACCACTTTCGCTTAGCTTTAGTCTTAGTTCTAAATGATCCTGTAATCTATGCGACCAAAACTCACCTGATTCTATTGTAAATAGATCGAAGTTCATAAGAACTCCGTTTACTTTTACATCTGTGCAATGCATCTGCATAGCTAATACGGGGATAAGTTCTAAGGGTAATTTCCCACCTGCGTTTGCTAATTGCTCAATAAG